GTATAGATATAACAACAGGCAACCCGCTAAAAACCTATGACGAATGGTTAAACAGCTAAAGAATCCCCTGTCGTAATCCCCTTTTGCCCTAGTTAAACGCTAGGGTATTTTTTTGCCTGCTATATAATATAAGGCGATTTAAGCCTGTTTAACCCTACCCTATACCCTAGATCATAATAAACCTTAAACGCTCTTAGACGGCTATCCAGGCGCTTCTGTGGTTATTGTTTCTTCTACTAGGTGATTGTTGTTTGATGTTGTAGTGGTTTTAATTAGGTACGGGTAATATAAGAGAGAGAGTCTAAAGCATGACCCAATACCTGGTTCTGGTCACATTATAGCACCAGAGAAGTTGAACCATTGGGGAGAATGTTGTCAAATGCTGTGGACTTATTTAACCAATAGAGAGAGAGAGATAACATGTCAGAAGATTACAGAGAGGCTATGTCAATAGCTAGGCTACAGGGTCAAGATTTCCACGACTGGACGCAAACATTTAAACCAGACTATAAAGAGAGAGTCCTTGTAGACTCTGACGGATGCAGAGAATTCGATTTAGTCTATACAGACGGAGATGGCGGGGTAATGATTTTTAGTAACTACTCAGATATTTTTACTGATAAGGGCATCACCATGTCAGTAGTAGGCGGTTATTGCGATATAGCGTTCGAACAAATAAAAGAGATAATTGAGTACATGGAAGATGAAATGGAGAGAATGATTCAGGCTTTAGATGATGCAGATAAAAAAGGAGTATTTAGCTAATGGATTTTGCAGACATAGAGAGCAGCAGCGCCAGGACAGACGCTATTAACGAGTTTGTTGACATTGTGCAGGCATTGCCCTATCGTGCAGGAGTTGATGTATTAACAATGATACGAGAGAGAGTAATAATTAACTATTTAGGAGTAGACGACAATGATAATGCCATGTAGAGTAACTGATCAATGGGATAAAGAACCAGACGGAACAGAAGATGATCAACCTGTTTCCCGTAATAGAGTCATAGAAGACTGCGACATGCTGCTGAAGGATATTATGGTTAACTGGGACTATTGCAAACAAAAGAGAGACTTTGTACCAGATGAAGATGATATTGATCTCATAGAGGCGCTACACGCTGAAATGGAATACTATCTAAAGAGATACTTTAAAGCCGCTGAAGAGTAATAAAGAATAACTACTAGTTGTTGTTTGAAAAGAGGCTGTAAAGAGTCGCTAACAAACTATAGAGTCATTTATAACATAATTTAAGGAACTATTCCAATGGGACGTAAAATTAGATACGTAAGAAACGAAAGCAATCACCCTTTACTGGTTAAAGGTAAAATTTATAGCTTGTATGGTTTAGCTAGAGAGGCTAAAATAGCGCCAATGACTCTACGTAATAGAGTCGGGTCATCAGATATTGTAACGGATGATCATTTTATAACTAAAAAGAAAACTCATGTGATATGGCCTGTTTTTGAGACTGCAACAGAGGCTGTATCCGCAAAATGGTTAAGGAGATTAATATAATGTTTAAAGAGTATATGACTGGGGCTTTAACGCCTGAAGTACAAGCAGTGTTAAAAGCATCGCAGGACATCGCCAGCGGTGTATTTAGCTTGCAAGAGGCTGCAAACTTCTATAAAGTGCCTGCGAAATCCATTGTTCAGTTTATGGCTGAAAGTGCAGAATATGATGTTATTTTTAACAAGAGAGAAACCTAATGAAAATATTTAACAGAACACTATCAATAGAGCTTATTAACGGTGCAGGCTTATACTTTGAGATAGCCGACAGCAGGGCTGTGTGGGTAGTCAATCAAGAAACTGGCGAAACCTATGCCATGCCCTTTGAAGGTTACTTACTGGGGTTACCGTTTATACTGATCAGCTACGGTAGGGTATACGAGGAGATAGATATATGAGTGGTTTAATACACCAGCCATGCCCTGATTGCGGTAGCAGTGACGCATTGCAGATAAACACCAACAGCACTTTCTGCCATAGCTGCCATAAATACACGCCTACCAGCGGTGACTATGCACCTGTATCAGTTCCAGAGTCTACAGAACCAAAGGCTAAACCAGACTTTAGCGCAGTAGAGAGAACACTTACTACAGGCAACTATCAAGCCATTATGACTAGAGGTCTGACCACAGCCACAGCTAAGACCTATGGCATACTAGAGAAGCCCGACAAGACCTATTTCTCTTATCACGATCCAGAAGATGCTAATGTACCTATAGCCGCTAAGATTAGGCTACCAGACAAGCAATTCTACAACGTAGGCAACTGGGCAGCCTCTGGACTATTCGGACAGCAACTGTTTAACGGTGGCGGTAAGTATATAACGCTGTGTGAGGGTGAGTTTGATGCGGCAGCATCCTACCAGATGCAGGGTAGTAAGTATGCCTGCGTAAGCGTCAGGAATGGTGCTGGCGGTGCGCTGAAGGACTGCAAAGCAGCATACGAGTATCTGGACAGCTTTGAAGCCATTATTATATGCTTCGATGCAGACGAACCTGGAAATAAGGCTGCTAAAGAGGTGGCAGAGCTGTTCAGCGGCAAGGCTGCTATAGTCAAGCACACTGGCGGCCATAAAGATGCCTGCGACTACCTAGTCAACAACGATGTCAAAGGCTTTACAGCAGCATTCTGGGCGGCAGAGAAGTTTGTACCAGACGGTATCATCAACGGTGCTAGTCTCTGGGATGAGGTGAACAGACCTGTAGAGAAGTCTGCTGTTATGTATCCGTGGCAGAACCTGAACAAGCTAACCTATGGCATCAGAGAGGCTGAGCTAGTTACTATCACTGCTGGCTCTGGGCTGGGCAAGTCACAGTTTGTGAGAGAGATTGTCTACCACATCTTGCAGAACTCAGAGCAGAACATTGGCCTATTGTTCCTAGAAGAGAACGCCAGAAAGACAGCGTTGTCGCTGATGTCACTATCAGCTAACAAGCCCTTACACCTACCAGACGTAGAAAGCACAGAAGAGGAACGCTGGGAAGCCTTTGAAGATACAATGGGTACACAGAGACTGTTCTTGTTTGACCACTTCGGTAGCACCAGTATTGACAACATTGTTGCACGCTGTCGCTACATGGCTAAGGCGCTGGACACCAAGTTTTTGTTCCTAGACCACGTCAGTATTGTTGTATCAGCTCAGAGCAACGGTGATGAGAGAAAGGCTCTGGATGAGATATGCACCAAGCTACGTATGCTAGTGCAGGAAACAGGTATAACATTGTTTATGGTTAGTCACCTGAAGCGTCCTGACGGCAAAGGCCATGAGGAAGGTGCTGCTAGTAGTCTGTCACAACTCAGAGGCTCTGCCAGCATTGCACAGCTATCAGATATGGTGATAGGTCTGGAACGCAACGGTCAAGCAGCAGACCCGACAGAGCGTAACACTACCAATGTCAGGGTTTTGAAGAATAGGTTTTGTGGCACTACTGGCCCTGCTGGTGGTTTGCTATTCAACGGTGACACTGGTAGAATGCTAGAAATTAGAGAGGAGGCGCTGTAGATGAGATGTATATCCTGTGATAAGTTACTTTCAGACTTTGAAGCAACAAGAAGGTCAATCCAGAGCAATGATTTTGTTGAACTGTGCAACGATTGTTTCTACTACGCAGCAGATGACATTGCAACGCTTTCCAGAGAAGACCTGAGAAGCGAATCAGATATTTTTATAGGAGAGCAAGAATATGAGCAAGATTGGAAGCTGGTTGATTGACACTAACCAACGTAAAGCAGAGATAAAGCATGTTAAGCCGTATGACAGACACAGCAATAACGACAGAGCAGTGAGAGAATACTATGTTGATTACGTTAGATATAGAAACAAACACTAGCCATGACGTTATCTGGTGTGCTGTGACGCAGGACATCGACACTGGTGAAGTGCTAGAGCATTACAGTGGAGCAACACTAGCGCCTCTAATAAGCAAGGCTACAGGCGTTGTGGGACATAATCTCATAGGCTTTGACGCGCCAGTGCTGTACAACGTGTGGAATCTAACTATACCAACAGGAAAGCAGCGAGACACCCTAGCAATGTCTAGGCTCTGGAACCCATCGCTAGAAGGCGGTCATAGTTTAGACTCGTGGGGTCAACGCTTTGGCGATCCTAAGATAGACTTTCACGACTATGACGGTGGACTGTCAGACGAGATGGTAGTGTATTGCAAGCAAGACGTAGCACTAACAACCAAGCTGTTTAAACACTTAACCGACACACTGAAGCGTGAGGAGTTTTCACAACAATGCGTAGATTTAGAAGAGAAGGTCGCCATCATTACGGCTCAACAGGAACAGAACGGCTTTCAGCTAGACGTAGAACAAGCAACCTTGCTTTGGGTAGACCTCTGCCACAAGATGAAGGAGATAACAAGCAACCTACAGAAAGTGTTTCCACCAATAGTGGAGGAGCGTTGGAGCGAGAAGACGGGCAAGCAACTGAAGGACAAGGTAACTGAGTTTAACGTAGGCTCTCGTAAGCAAATAGCAGAGCGTCTACAAGGTGTTGGCGTTAAGTTCAAACATAAGACAGAGAAGGGTTCTATCATTGTCAACGAGAAAGTCTTAGAAGGTATCGACATACCAGAAGCTAAGATGATTCACGAGTACCTGCTACTACAGAAGCGTACAGCACAGATAGACTCCTGGTTGGGCTTTGTTAAGGACGGTAGGGTTCACGGTAGAGTGATTACCAACGGTGCAGTGACAGGTAGAATGACGCACCACAGCCCTAACATGGCGCAGTGTCCCGCAGTAACAGTGCCTTACGGCAGAGAGATGCGATCGTTCTGGTGTGTGCCAGAGGGTCACAAGCTGGTCGGTATAGATGCCAGTGGCTTAGAACTGCGTATGCTTGCACACTACATGCGTGATGAGAACTACACCAACGAGATACTAAGCGGTGACATTCACACAGCTAACATGAAAGCAGCAGGCTTAACTGATCGCTCGCAAAGCAAAACTTTCATATATGCTTTTCTTTACGGCGCTGGTGCAGCTAAGATAGGTCAGATAGTTGGTGGCGGCTATAAAGAAGGTCAGCAGCTAATTGACTCTTTCCTACGCAACACACCAGCGTTAGCTAGGCTGCGAGAGCGTGTAGCTAAGTTCTCTGCTGGCGGTACACTACCTAGCCTAGACGGTAGACGCTTACGTGTCAGGAGCGAACACGCAGCCCTTAACACACT